AGCCAGCCCACCGCCTCGACCTCTCGCCAGAAGGCTTCGTCACCCCCGCACAGCCGGCCGAGGAGCCGGACCGACATCCGGGCCGTCCCGTCGGAGCTGTTGAGACTGGCCCAGCCCCACAGCATCACGAGCCGGCCGACCACCTGGTCGACCTCGAGGCCCGTCCGGTCGACGAGCTCGAGGACCTCCGGCTTCTGTGGGAGGCAAACGTCATACGGGATCCATTCACCGGCCATGGGCGGCCTCCACCCCATTGCGACGCATGCCCTTCATGTAGATGAACGCGATCGCGTCATACGTTGCCAGTGATCGGCCGTAAGAAGAGCTGTCCCTGTCCCTTCCCAATTTGAAGTTGGCGTCTGCCGCACGGACAACACCTGTGATGGACTTCTTCGAAAGCCTGCCTACCAGCCTTTGGAAATCAAACCCATCGTGTTTCTTGATGAACCAGCACATGCCCTCGATCATGTCCCCCTGCAGCGCGCCATCTTCCCCAGGCCAGGCCTCCGACAAAATCCTGAGCGCCGCACAAAGCCCTTCAGATCCAACGCGCTGGAAAGACCTCTCCAGGGCCTTCACGGCCTTGATGTAAGGCCAGCCCTGGCCGCCCTCATCGCGTAGCCGCAGCTTGAGACCTGCACGCTTGACGACCGCCGCGATCTCGAGAGTTTGCGGATCGCCTTCCGTCATCTGAGCATTGAACAGCGCCAATGCCGACACGTTCGTCCGCTCCCTGTTTTTCAGCCGGAAAACCCTCGCCTCGTGCTCCTGGCCTTCTGACTGAAAAACGTCGCAAGGGACCATGGCAATCCCGAGATTTCTTGCTGCCGTCAGCCGCTGCATTCCGTCAACGACCCAGTGAGATCCGTCTCGACGCTGACCTACAGTCAGCGAGCCAAAGGCGTCCTGATCAAGGTTCTTTTCGATCCTCTTCACCCGAGCAGGAACGATTGTCCGCTGGTATGCGTCCGAGATGTTCAGCTCGTCGACGCCGATCTTCCTATTCTCGGTCTTTAGTAGCCTCATGTACGACTCCTGTTAGATGTGCCACACAGAACCATCGGCCGCACGTCACCGTGACGCCGCCGTTGCTTTCCAGAGTCGCGCCCCGCTCGTCCCGTGCCCCTTCCTCCTGGCCGCGAACCCGACCGCCTCTATCAGTCCCTTCCGGGCCAGCGTCCCGAACACGGCCCCGAACGCCCGGGCGTCGTGCGGCACCAGGCCACGCTCCTGGACGCGGTCGACGAGCTCCTCGCCAGACATCGGCCGGCCGGCCTCGCGGAGCAGCTCGAGCACCAAGGCCCGGGCCGCGTCGGTGTCGAACCCGGCCGCCTGGGCCTTGGCCTGGCAGGCCGCCGCCGCCGTCTCGCCGCACCTCCTGGCGGCCGCGAAGAGCGGCAGCTCGGCGACGGCGGCGTCGATCTCCCGGTAGTAGTCGCTCACGACTTCGCCTCCCGTTTCATCTCCGCGGCTACGGTCGAAACACTCGTCTTATTGATCCCGAGCCGCTCGCATATCTGCCGGGCAGTACATCCCTGCGCGAGGAGATGGCGGACGCGGTCGCGATCTACCTTGTTCGGTGGTGGCATGGTTTCCTCCGTCGGCCGGCCGACCCCTTGACCAGTTCCGTCAAGGGGTCGCCGGCCGGTCGATTACCTCGAGGGCCTCGGGCGGATCGGCGGGCATTTGCCGCCTGGGCAGGTCGGCCGCGGCCGCTGCCTTGCGACCGCCTCGAGCTCCTCCTCCGTGTCCTCGTTCGCCAGCGAGAACGGAGCGAGCCACAGGGCCAGGGCGAGAACGAACCATCTCATAGGGGTCTACCTCCATGTAGGAACCAATCGAACCAATCCGCCCGCCGGGGCTCGCACCCGGCCGCCGCTAGAGGACGGCAACGCGGCCCGGACTAAGGAAGGAGGATCCGTCCGCGTCTGCCGGTGTTTTGCGCCACCGCCGGCGGGGCGATCCCTGCGGCTCCAACGCGTGAGCCGCTGCGGCCTGGGACCGGCCGGGCTGTTAACGGAACCGCCACCGGATACGGTGCTCCTCTTCGCTCCACTGGCTGCGAACCTCGGCGGCTCGCTCGGCGATCTCCTCCGGCGTCGGGTCATCCTCTCGCCAGTTGTCGAGCCACCGCCGCCGCTTCTGTTGCGGCCGCTCTTCGTTCCATTCGTGAACCGATGTCGTCGCGTCCATGCGATTCGCTCTCCGTTCTAGAAGGGGATGTCGTCTGCTTCCGTGCTGGCCGCCGCCGCGTCACGCTCCCACGCCGGCCGCTTGTCCGTGTGGTCGACGCGGATCCGGCGAACGTTCGCGTAGGTCTGGCCGTTCTTCTGGCTAACGGTGTGGTAGACCTCGGCGACGATCCTTCGGCCGGCGAGCGAGTCGGGGTCGATCGACAGCGTCTTCCCGACGGCCTGGCCGACAGCCTCGGCGAGCTGCCGCGCCTCGCGAACGCCGGCCTTGCCGTGAGGGATGTCCCAGAAGATCCACGCGTAATCCCCCTCCGCCGGCGCGAGCTGGAGCATGAGGTACGTCGGGGCCGCGGTCTTGAACCTGTGCGCCCCCTCCGTCGCCTTGCGGATCTCGAACACGCGATCCCCTTCCGGCACGAGCTCGCGGTCTCGCTTCGCCGTCTTCGTCGGCGGCTCATCGGTCCAGTCTGATAGGTCCCAGTCCATCGGTTCTCCTCTCCTCGTGTTTCGCGTCGGGCCGGCCGCGACTTCCCGTAGATCGCGACCGGGCCCGACACACGCCGGCAACGTGCCGGCGTCGCGGCTTTCGAATGCCGCTATGCGTTTACCGCCGGCTCAATCTCTTGATGCCTGCGGTTGATCTGTCCCATGAGCTCGGCCACCTGTTCGGCCGTGAGCTCGTCGCCCGACTCGAGCTGTTCGAGCCGGTCGCCGATCTTGCCGAGCGTCCGGACGGTCTTCGCCTGCCGGATGTACTCAGAGACCTGGCCGAACAGGTCGGCCGACTTGTCCGCGGCAGGCTTCGCGGCGGCTGGCGATTCGGCCGGCTCGGCCACCGGGGCCGGAGCTCCGGAGCCGAGCCAGGCTGCGAGCTCTTGGCCGAACCGCTCACCGGGCTTCTCGATGAGCTTGTCCTGAAACTTTCCGGTGCGGTCTTTGATGACGTTGGCGATGTGCTCGGTCGAGATCTCGACGAGGAGGTCGAATTCGTACTCGACCCCCTTACCCTGCTCTGGAGCCAGGCCGACACGCTGCGGCGATTTTTTCCCGCGGCCGTCGTCGACGGTAGTCCACTCGGTCTTCGACCGCATGGTCGCGATAACGTGGCCGGGGTAGGCCAAGATGGCCTGGACTAGCCGCCGCTGCAGCGGCGTACCCTCCGACCAGGCCGACCAGGTGTTGCCCCTGTATTTCGCCTTCGCGAGCTTCTCAACCTCCTCTAGGAGCGTCTGCCATCCGTGCGACAGGCTGTCGATCACGAGGACCGGATAGCCAGCGAACGCGGCCTCTCGGATCGCCGCGACGTAGCCGTCGATCGACTGATCCTCCAGCTCCATTACGTCGAACGAGAACCGGTCCGCGTACTTGCTCGCCGACCCTCGCTCCGTGTCGACGACCGCGATCCGGCCGCCTTCACCGGCGAGGCCCGTAGCCACGCGGAGGCTCGTAAACGTCTTCCCCGCGCCGCTGGGGCCGAAGATCGCCGCCCGTAGTTTCGCCTGTGCCTTCGTTGCCTTCTTAAATCCCACGACTACTTCCTCCTCTTAGGGTTCCAGTACTTCCGACGCGTAAAATTCGGCGGGCGGACCTCGCCGTTAATCACCATCCAGCACCACACCGCGAACGCGGTCGCCCATAGAGGCACGATCAGACTGAAGATGTCTCCGTTCATTCCTCATCCTCCGCGGCCTCGAGGAACGGTCTTGCCTTCTCGACTTCCTGCCGCAGCTTGAGAACCGCAACGGGGTTGATCCTGTAGACCCATGCGTCGACGCGGTCGATCGCCGCGAGCAAACCGGCAGCGGCTCGGCCGCATCCGACTAGGCTTGAGAGCATCCACGCTCGCCGCTGTTCGCGGCTTGGCTTGGTCGGGTGTCGGTGGTGGGCGTTTTTGATGGTCATGGTTGAACCCTCAGAACGGCATTACGTCTTCGGGCCAGATGTGATGCCGGACCCCGTCAGCGTCGACGGCCTCGTAGAACCCGTCGTCGAGCACCTCGACGACCCGAACCTTCCGTGCCGCAGGCCATTCCGGCCGGCGGACGGTCGGCTCATCGCCGACAACAAGGCCTGTTTGCAGATAGTGGCCGCCGAGCTCTCGCATCCCTGCGATTGCCCCCGCGGCCTCGCGATCCCCCGGCATCCATTTGCGGTTGGCTTCCATGCCACATTTCTCCGTATCGTGAAATGAATTACAGAAACTTAGCCGGCCATCCCGGCGGCTATCAGCCTCACCAACACGATCAAAAACTCGGCGATCAATTCAACGTTCATCGCTGCCTCCCTGCATTGACGCGGTCGCCGTCTTGTCGTCATCCATGACGTGCGGCGAAAGGTATTCTATTGATCGTGAAATGGTCAAGAGCACTTCAGTCGATTTTTTTATCGCGTGTTTTCCCGGCCGAAACGCATCTAGCGGCCGGTCGCCTGCGAGATCAGATCGGAGAGCTCGCCCTTACTGGCCCCTGGCCGCACGACGATTCCGAGCTTCGCCGCGTACTCGAGCTGCCGCGGCGTCGGGGGGTCTCGCCGCCACGCGTCCGGGATCCTGGGCCAGGAGAGCACCGCCGCGGCCACGACGACACAGGCCGCGACCGCAATGGCCCCGTTCGGTTTTTCCCCTAACGTCGACGACCCTAGGGCGACGGCCGCGCCGATGACGGCGACAGCCAGGCCGGCGGCCCGCACGATGTAGCGGACCGCGGAGATCAATCGCTCGAACATGGAGCCACCTTCCGGATTTCGTCAGGCGGCAGACGTTCCCTTCCGCGGCCGGCCGCCTCGCTTCCGTCGCGTCTCGTCCTTCCGTTTGCTGAGACGCTCCACTTCGTCGAGATAGTAGTAGATCCGCCGGGGCGATTCCACTACGCGGTGTAGCTCGCCACTTCTGTAGAGCTGACGAAAATAGCTGTGGTGACAGTCAAAGATTCTCGCCGCCTCGTGCGGCGAAACAAGTTTTCGCCCTGTCTTAGGTTCGATGACCATCTTCATATCCCTTCGATGGTATGGACGCCGCAGCCAGAGACAATGCCCTGCCTTCCCAGGCTTTCCCCGACTGTCCGCGGCCGGCAGGGTTCGAATCCCCTCCGTGGATTGAAACTCTTGAAAGTGGCGGGGGCAGGAGCGAACCATGCTTTGACCAACCGTGGCGGCGCATAACCGGCACGGACGGAAAAACAGAACTGACCTAAAAAAGGGAAAGCCCCGCAAGGAAGCGTGACCTACCCATAAACAGGAGGCCCACGCGATGACACTGAGTTCATTTCTCGTCGATGTATACGTCCCGCTCCGACTCCGCGGCCGCTCCCCCGAAAGTGTCCGCCTTCTCCGGCACGCGATAAACCAGTTTTCCCGATGGCTCGGCCGGCCAGCCCTGCTCGACGACCTGGACGACCTGAAGGTCTCCCAGTGGTTAGCCAAGATGGCCGAGAAGAAGAGCCCGAATAGCGTCGCCCGCGAACGCTCCGGAATAATCGCCCTCTGGAACCTGGCCCAGGGTAGGGGCCTGGTGAAACTCCGGCCGACGGTGGCCCCCGAGCTCGTGCCGCAGTCGGTCCCGCGCGCCTTCACGGAGGACGAGCTCCGGCGACTCGCCGAATCGGCTAACTGTTCTTACGGCTGGGTCGGTCCGGTACCCGCTGCGGTTTTCTTCCGGGCGTTGATCGCCGTCGGCCTAGAGACCGGGGAACGAATCAACGCCCTGTTGACGACGCCGCGGCATTGTTGGCAACGGCCGACGCTCACGGTCCCGGCCCGCGTCAGGAAGGGCCGACAACAGGAGCGTGTATATGAGCTGTCCCCGGAGGCCTCCGACCTCATGGACGCCGTGACGCGGCACCAGGGGCCGACTGTGTTTTGGTGGGCGGCGAGCGATACGGCCCTCCGAAAACGATGGAAGACGATTACGCGGCGCGCAGGCCTGGGGGACGGCCGCGACGTTCAATTCCACGCCCTGCGGCGATCGACCGCGTCCCACCTGGCGGCCGCCGGCCTGGACGCTACGGCCTTCCTCGGCCATTCGTCGGATAGGATCACGCGGAGATCGTACCTCGACCCTCGCGTCGTCGATTCGCGGCGGCCGAAGGCCTGGCAGTCGATGCCGCGCATCTTCAAACCAGACGAGATAGAACCGCCGGCAGAATCGGCATAGTATGTCGATCGTGCCGATCCCGCCCCCGGTCCGAAACGACTACCGAATCCAACCGACATAAAACCGGAACGACCGACACAGACCTAGGCTCAACCCGACTCACACTCCGCGAGGCAAGCCGCGTATCCGGCCAGGTCGACCGGGGTATCGGAGGAACGCGATGTACCTTGATGCCTGGCGAGCTTGTCCAGGATCATGATCTGCGCCCAATCCGCCTCCGTCAGCGGCTCGCGCAGCTTGTCCGCGAAGATCGCGTTAATAGCGGCGACCGTCCGGCGGAAATGCTCGCGAGGCGGCCCGTAGGTTTGCCGCCGCTGGCGGATCGTGTTCGTTGCAGTGACGAGGAGAGACTCGGCCGGCGTCACGACATCGCCGCCGTAGCCTGGATCGTTGGGGTCTTTCACGCTTGCCTCCTGAAGAGCTCGGACCATTCGCACCAGATGGACGACATACGAGGCTAGCGTCCCCGCCGTCCCCGTCCATGCCCCGGAGTAAACCCGCGCGCGGCGTTCGGCGTCCTCGAGCTCCGCGTCCGTGAGCCAGTGAGTCATTCTCCGAGATACCCTCGGCCGGCGTGCTCTTCCGTCAGTCGGTAGCCGAGGCCCCACAGGATCGCGGCCAGGGTAGACGCGACCTCGGCCGTATGCTCTTCGGTCGCGAAGGCCTGGAGGGCGTGCAGGGCCTCGTGAATCTCCGTGTCGAGGAGGTCCATCCCGGCGTGAGCCCGGCCCGAGTCGATCGTGATGGTCCGCTCCGTGTAGTTGCAGACGCCGTAGTCGTTCCGGAGCGGTCTGTAGATCCACCGCCAGATCCGGCCGGCGATCGGGAACTTCCTCGCCTTCATGATGTGCGGACCTTCCCGTCTGCGGTGATGCGGAGATTCTCGACATCGAAGTCCCCGGCCGCGTGGATGTCGACCGTGGCAAAACCCCAGTTCCAGCGGTTCACGCGGGCATACTCCGGGTTCATATCGCACAGGCAACCTTGCGACCAACAGAAAACCTCTTCGTGCCAGAGGTTGGACTCCGCGTGTCCGCTCGTCCGGTGGCCGTGGCCGACGAGGATGGTCGAGAGCGTCCGGAGGAACGCGCCGCGGGCCATATTCACCGGATTCGTGAGCCCCTTCGGGAGCTCGTGGCCGTGGAGAATCGGCAGCTTCCCGGCCATTACCGGCCGCTGGTCGTCGACCAGGTCGATCCCGTGCTCGTCGAGATGGAACCAGGCACGGAGGCCCATCTCCGGCTCATCGCAAATCTCGGGGGCGTGTTGCCATAGCCAATGGGTCCACCGCTCCTCGTGGTTCCCGAGCTTGTAGACGATCGGGATCTCTGGGAACTCCTGGCGGATCCAGGCGAGGAGCTGCCGCACCTGGCCGAGCTCGGCCTTAAGGTTCCTCATCGCCGGATTCTTGACCCATCGCGAGATCGTGTAGAAGTCCGCGACATCTCCATTCAGCACGAGCGCCGCGAGCTGCTGGCCGCGGAGGTAGTCCACGGCCGCGGCGAGCGCTACATCAGAATGGTAGGGAACGTGAATATCCGAGAGGATGCCGACGCGGCCGACGACCTCGAGGACGTAAGGGGTCCAGGGCTCGGCCTTGCTCTTCGGCATTTCGACGAGCTGGCCCGGCTTCCTGTCGGGCCGCGGGTATCGCGCCCATTTCCGCTTATCCTTTCCGTCCTTGCCGAGCCGGTAGTTAATCATCCCGCGGGCGCGTTCAATCGACATCGCCCGGCCGCACCGCTCGCGGAGGATCTTCGCGAGACTCCTGGCCGGATGGTCCGGCATCTCCGCTACCAGCTCCGTAGCGATGTCGCCTGCAGTCTTCGCCGCTGGCCTTGGCCTAGATCGCGATCCCATGCCAGGGGCCTCCGTGCTCTCTCGTTCAGAAACCGTAGGCCTTCCTGGCCGCGGTCCTCATAGCCTTCTGTACCTTTTACCCTGCCTCGTTCAATGGAGTTTCCGGCTTGTCCACAGGCCCCCACTTGCCGACCGGGCATTTCTCGTGGGCCCAGGAGAGCTTCGACAGGAACGCCTTCTCGCGGATCACCGGGCATCCGCACTTCGTGCAGGAACGGCCGTCGAACAGCTCGCACGCCTGGCAGACGGCGAAGCGGGCGTCGATCTGCTCCTGCGTCGCCTGCGGCATTCCGGCGGCGATGTGCTTCGCGGCCGAGGCGGCGAAGTTCGCGGCCTTTTGGAGCAGGCTCGGCCCGGCGACGGGCTTCGCTCGCGGGTATGCGGCGTGCGTCTCGTCCACCGTGACGGTATCGCCGTCCTCCGCGACGATGCACGGACGCACTTCGTCGAGCGTGTAGCCACGCTCGCGGCAACGTTGCTCAAGGTGATAGAGGCGGCATTGAATCATGGCAGCGGATTGGCTTCGATTGTTGTTCCGTCGAGCGGGTCTGCGGCGAAGAGACACCGATAGCCAGGCGGGCACTCAGCGCAGCATGTGGCCCAGGTGTCGTCGAGAACAGGCCCGATCGTGCCGAGCTGATCAGCAGGGGCCAGGACACACCGCGCCCGTTCGGTTATCTCTACGCCGCATTTCGGTATATAGATAACGCCGCCGGGTGCTGGGCTGCCTGGAGCCGGGCCGATTGCAGATGGTCTAGAGTAATACCCAGGGAGTAGCCCGCCGCCGTGGTACTGAGATCCGTATCCCATCGCGCCGTAAAGCAACGCGTTCGCCAATGGATACGGCCCCTTTTCCAGGTGGAATTCAGGCGTAACGACGCCGAGCGGATCTTTGTATACCACGATTGAATTATTGAATAACGTCTCACAATAAACCTGACGAGCAAAGCCGTTCGACGAAGTCCCATAAACAAAGAGAACATGATCGCCAACGGGCCATGAGTTATGGATTGTGTGTTGCCAGTCCTCGATCGGCATTGCAACCCACTGGCTCAGATCAAACGGCCTGGCCTCGAAAAAACTAGTCCCTAGCTGGGGATCGTAGGAAAACAAATATTCGTAACCAGGAGTCCAGATGTGCGCGGGGTACGCTCGACTGCATGATTCGCACTCGGCGCGAAACCGAAAGCCGCACGCGCACGGATTCTCCGGGTCTGGGTAGCTGAATGGAATCGGCTCGCCCCACATAGCGCCGCTTAACACTCCGGACACGTCTTCCGGACACCAATTCTCTTCGATCGTTACCGTCCAGCCGGCCGCCTCAAAATAGCTGCCAATCAAGACCATCTTGTCTTTCAGCCTGGCACACTCGACCTCCTCGTCTGTGTAAGGCAAGGGGTTATACAGCACCACTCCCCACTGGGGATTTACCCACTTGCAGCACTGACACGGCCATTCGTAGTTGTCTACAACCCACGTTCCGCATGGGCAGCCGCCGGTGTCATCGCACGTTGCCGACTCTGGCGACTCGCGTGGCGAGCATTCGTCGCAACTACCGACGGCCGTCTTGCGCTCGCACAGGCCGACGTACCCGCTGCCTCCATTGGTGACGGTCAAGCCGGTTACCCGGCCGAATGTCGGGCTGGCTGGCGTGCTATCGACGGTGGCCGTGATGGTTGCGCCGGTGCCGACGCTGGGGGCTTGCTGCGCTATAGTAACCGTCACCGGGCACGTTGAGACGGTTCGCTTGCGGGAGGCGCGGTTTGAGGAAATGACGACGGAGGAAATTACCCCGGTGTCAACGCCTTCGTGGTAGCCTGTGAATATCACATCTAAACCAGTGACAGCGCCATTGCTATCAACAGACGAAACGACCACAGCACACGGATTCCCTTCAAGGGTCGTACTGCCAGCAGCATCTATTTCGTCGTCTACTGCGTATCCTGTGCCGCCGTTCACGACGGTTGCGGACGTAGCCCAAAAGATAGGGCCGTAGCCTGCTATGTCTTCACCTCGCTCCAACGTCAGCGACACTACGAGCCCGCTGCCGTTCGTCAAATACGGCGTCAGCGTCCACTCGTCGGCCGGCGGGTCGACCTTCGTGCGTATCGTTATGTCTGGCGCTCCGCTGGACGGAGCCCATTCGTCACCTGTGCCGAGAGAGAGCGTTACCGGCGAGTTGTCCGTGTAGCCTGTGCCGCCGCTCACGACCGATATTCCAGTCGGAACGTAGTAGCCGCCGAATGGGGGGCCGCCAATCAGTTTTGTGTACCCGTTGATGGACAGCACGCCGCCAGTCCCGCCTGAAACGGTCGCCGTAAGCGTCGGCTCCGTAATCGTCTCGGTTGCGTAGCCGCTGCCGCCGTTCGTGATGGTTGCCGACAGGATCGACCCGCATCCGACCGTGACAGTCCCCGCCGCACCCGACCCGCACTCGGCCGAAAACTCAAGCGTCACCAGCGGCGTAGCCGACGGGCCGGAGCCTTCTGGACAGCTTCCGTCGCACGCGGTTAACAGATGCTCCACGCACATGCGGCAGCGTTCGCACTCTGCCTGAGTGCGCCACCGAGGCTCGGCGTAGGAATCGTGGACACGGTAAAAACCGTTGCCGGGGACGAAGACATCATGCGGGGGCACGACGCACCGGCCGCAGCCGCCACCGCCGCCACAGCAGCACCCTGGCCCGGTGGCGATGGCGTCGTTCTTTTGGACGATTTTTCCGCCGTCGGTGACGATCGCCACGCCTTACCCTCCGGTTTCTTCCGGGCAGTCCTCAATGTCGACCCATTGCAGACAGCCGTTGTCGTGCGTGAGGGCCTGTTTCTTTGAGGCTGAGTATCCCGGGAGAGTTGTTAGGTCGTGGCCGGATATGTTCGGCGAGTCGCACGATCCGTCTTTTTTCGATTCGGAATCGACCAAATACCAGGAACCATTGGCGGCCTGCGCAATCATCACGAACACGCCGGCCGCCACCGGATACATCTTGTTGACGACATCCGGAATGGTGAGGCCTGTGGTCTGTGACTCGTCCGGCGGCGTCCCGTCCTCCCAGACCTCGAGCGTCGCGAGCTGCCCCTTCGGCCATGCTGCGGTCGTCTTGCAAAGCCGGAGCGGCTCGTCGTCGCCGCCGCCCCTCTGCACACCTACTGCCGAAAGGTCCCGGTCGCCCTGCTCATAGCTGGCAACAGCCCGGCTTATTCTGCGGACTGCCTTTCGCGAGAGATAACCGTGGCCGGCCATTATTCACCAGTTAGCTATTAGGAATAACTGGCGTGTAAATCTGCCCGAAGGCTGGCGTGAATGGCAGCTCGCGATAGACGCGCACGCCCACGCCGTTATTAATCACCATCGGCGCAGCACCTGGCCCAATGGCTACGCCGTTGTTAAGCGCCACAGGCTGCTTAACCGGCTTCTTGTCCTGGCCGACTATGGCCTTCCTCTTCGTGCCCGTATAGCTCGGCTGGCCATCTTCGCCCACCCGCTCGTGGAACCCGAGATCCCACGGCATGCAACGCCACGTTTCACGGTAGGCGAATTCCCACGTCAGCTCCCAATAGACCTGTCCGGCCGTGTTTGCAACCTGCGCCCCGACGCCCTGGCACTTCCACGATCCCGGCGGCATCCCGTGCCACGCGTCAGAGTTTACGGCGTTCGTGTATGACACCGCCTTCGACAGCCACGACGCATGATGAAAGAAATATTGCGTGAGCGACAGCCGAAACTCAGCGGCTTCGGCTTCCAGGTTTTCGAGCGGGTCGCCGGCGCTGTTCGTTATTACTGCCTTCTGGACGTTTGAGTTGCCGACATAGTGTTCAAAGATCGGCACCGCGACGACCGAAGATCCTGCGGACCAGATAGGGAGCTTGAACCAGGGGTCGCCCGTCTGCGGGTTCTCGGGATCATCTGGAGGCTCGGTCTTGTCTGGGTCTGGCGGCTCGTAGGTAATGCTCACCGTCCACAACAGGCCAGACTCGTCCGCGGGGTCGACTGTGAAAGCTTGAGCCGTTGAAGACGAATCGTCCGGGTGTGGAAAGTCCCAGCCGATGCCGGTAGCATCCCGAATCGTCGACATAGACTCTTCGGGGTCGTCGCTCTGGACTAGGAATGTTCGTGTAAATGTGGAGGATTCGCCGTTCTTGCCGCTGGCCGTCCGTTTGCCGTAGTCCTCCCAGACCTCTTGTATGGCCATTTACCTAACTCCTGCCGCTGGGGGCAACTCGAATACGTCGACCTCTTCGTCGGCTTCTGTGTTAACCGCGATTTTCTGAAGGTGCTTGTTTGTCTCTTCCTGGAGATCCGACATCGTGTCACGCATAAGCCGGAACATTTCCTTAATCCCTTCGCGGCTTTTGCTCTCAATACCTTCGACAGCATCCTTTACCGACACTGTTACGTCGACGTGCTCCTCGACTTCGAAAGGCCGGCTCGTAACTTCGTCGACCGTCTTAAGAGCCTCCTCGGCCCTTGCTATCGAATCGACGACCATCCCCTCGAACGGCCCGGCGATTGCCTCTCCGGCCGCCTCGATTTCCTGCGGATTGCCCCAGAGCGCGAAATTGAAGTCTCCGGCGGCCTCATCTGCCTTCGCCGTAAGACCGTCGCCGAGAGACTTGTTAAATCCTTGGAGCCCGGCGATTGCCTGGTCCAAGGCCGGCCATTCCATGCCGAGCGCGCCGAGGATGCTTTGCCCTCCTTTGAGGACCAACTCGGCCGCGCCGGTTAAACCGATAACAATAGCACCGAACGCGACCTCGAGCGTATTAACGATGCCGGAGAAAAAAGAGAAGACGCGTTGCGCCACCTGAACGACATCGCTCCACTGTCCGCCGACCTTTGAAACGTATTCCCAGACGGTGGCCAGATTGCTCACGAACTGATCGACGATCTTGGCCATGAACTGTGCCGCGTCCAGTATTGCGCGGCCGATCGTCTGCCCGATGTTCGCGCCGCCGATTTCGCCGATAAGCTTCGTAAACGTATCCGCGACATTCTGAATGGCCGGCGCGAGGTATGCGACGACCTGCTGAATCACTCCGCGTATGGCCGACTGAGCCCGAGTGAACGCGTCGTTCATAGCCTCGACGTTCTGGCCCTGCATGTTCGTGAGCGAGAGGCCGAACTTCTGCGCCTCTTCTGTCGCGTCACTGATAGCACCCGCTCCAGAGTTGAACAGCGGCAGCAGCTCGGCCCCGGCTTTGCCGAACAACCGAACCGCCGCCTCGGCTCGCTGGGCAGGGGTTGGCAGTTGTGCAATCGCGTCCGCGATGGCGGAGAACCTCTCGGCCGGGCTCATTTGCTGGAGGTCGGCAATCGACAGCCCTATCCCGCTGAAGGCGGCTTGCGCGTTCTTTGATCCGCCGGCCGCCCGGACGAGCTGAACGTCGGCCTTCGTGGCGGCTACGCCGAGCTGGTCAATGGACACGCCGGCCAGGTCGCCAGCGAGCGCCAGGCCCGACAGCTCGCCATACGTCATCCCGAGTCTGGCGGCGAGCTTGCTCGTCTGGTCAATAACCTCGGCCTCGGCCTGGCCCATGTCGACGAAACTCTTGGCGACGCTCACCGCGGAGCTGACGATCTGCGCGAAGAATCGCGTAACGTCGATAGCGACGAGGGTTGAGATTCCAGACTTAACGCCGCTGATGTCGCGCTCCAGGCGGCCCATAGCGTCGCCGGCATCCTTGACGCCAGACGTTAGGCCGCCGGCGTTTGCCGTGAAGATCGCCGAAACCTTGCCTATTGTTGCCATTACTTTGCCCCGCGCAGCGCCTTCAGTTTCGCGAGCTCTGCGAGCATCTCGGTTTCCGATTGCCTCGGTTGGTTCGGGTCATAGCCAGGCAGCAACAAATCCTCGGCGTCTGTCGTCAGCTTCGCGCCGAGGGCCGCGGCAACAGTGATCGCCGCCCTCGCCGACCTCCTCCACGCCTGGCCAAAAGGTTCGACGCGATAAAACGCAATCCACCTTTTGAGCTGCTCCGAGGATATTTGTTTCTTAAGGCTCCTGTCTGTTTGCTCCACGTCCCAGATGCCCAGCTCTAACGCCAGCCGATAGAGAAACAGTCGTTCCCATTCGGCCGGCTCCCTCAGTTTTTTTCGAGTTCCTTAATCTCATCTGTCGTGATCTGCATCATTTTGATTCCACGATTCCAGATGCGTTGCAGGGCCGCGGCAGACTTCGTTCCGAGCTTTTCGATATCGGACACACTGAACAGCGGCTTGCCGTCGGCGTCTGAAATCAGCATTGCGGCAAGCTTGGCCCGCCATACGTCGTGCCGCTTGACGTGCGACGTGTGCTCCTGGCAATAGATTTCCCACGCGTCACGCTCGCTTGCCGTCGGCCAGCGAAGATAGACCGTGTCTCCCCATTCCGGGACCTCGAGTTCAACCGGCTTCGAGATGTCATCGAGCGAGAGAATCGCGGCCTTATTGACTAGTGGCATGGCTATAGTCCTGTGAAGGTAAAGGAGCACCGGCCGCGGACGAGATCGCCGACTACGGCCTCGACATCCCAACTTTCTAGGATCGCACTCCCGCTCAGTCCATGCCCATTTACATAGATCGTAAGCGTCGAAGTCGATCCGACGCTTTGGGCCTGGAAGACCGGATAGCCGAGGAACCGGACCTCACACCGCCCCGGCTCAACTCGCGTGCAATACTTGCGCTTCACCAGTCGCTTCTGGCTGCCAGCCCCGAGGAACACGCCACCCGCCGGGTGGTCGTCAATTTTTGCGGAGTATGGCGTAACTGAAATGGACAGTAGCCGGCCGAGCTGCACGAACCCAAAAAAGACCGTGGATTCCTCGGACTGCGGGCTCAATACTGCCGGGTCGCCACTGAAACCGGCGATCGCCATGAAAGCCTCCTAGCGGCCGAAGCCGGCGCTATTCGGCCTCGTCGATCGCGACGTAGGTAGCCGTGCATCGACGGAGCTCGCCGACGGCATACTCGACTTCCGAGGCGGTACACTTCAGCTCGTACCCCATCGCCGTAGTCGTGCTCCCGACAGTCTGCGGGCCGGTGCCGAGGTACGCGATCGACACGGTGACCGTCTTCCCGTTGATCTCGCCGGGGCTCACATCCAAGAGCGGAGCCGCGACGTATACCCGCGTCGATCCGTCGGCGAGGCCAAGCGTGGACGCGTCCCGCTTGTTTGCGGAGCTGTTTGGGTCGGCACCGGTCACCGAAACGCGGACGCTCGTGATGCCTTCCGGTAGCCCGGTGAAATCAGCGGTGTGGGATGAAGTCGCCATGGTTACTCCTGCCAGCGAATCGAGTAGACGTGTTCGACTAGATACGTCGGTTTTTCCCGGCCCTCTACATAGACGGGCGATCCGTCGCGCTCAGAGGTTAAGTCCGTGGTTTCGATTATTAGGCCGTTCCATTGTCCATTGAAGTCATGTAGAGCGGTTCGGACCTGGTCCGCAAGGGCTTTAACGGCGTCGAACCCGTCGGCGTAAATCTCCACGTTGAACGTCCCGACGGGATGCCCGACGACGCCGTCGAGCTGCCGCTCTCGAAGCGTGTCCGTCCTCGCATAGACGACAAACGGAGGAGCGACCGACTCCGGAACGTCGAGCGGATAGGCGGGGGCGTCGGTTGCGTCCTCGATAGCGGACCGTATCCACTTCTCAGGGCTTGACATTAGCCGGGGTATCCTGGGTTATACATCGCGTTCACCTCTTTAACGGCCTTCTCCAGAGCGTCCGCGAGCTCGCCCTCGAGGCTGGCGGCTACATCTCCTTTGATCTCATTAAATGTTTCTTGGGCCATGTAGAGGCCATCCCGCCACTTCGTCCCGTACTCGGCCCAGATCGCTTTCCGCGAATTCCAACCGTACTTGTAGCCGAGCATCGCGAACGCGGTTCCGTCGTCGTTCTTGCCCTTCCAACCAGTCTTTACGGTGACGCTCTTTCGTAGCTCGCCGGTCGACCTCGGCTTCTCACCCTTCTTGCGCCTGCCGCGCGTCACCCCCAGGGGAGGAGTGCGCGAACGGAGTACCTGCACTCCGCCGCTCTTCTTTACAGCGCGTCCCATAGCCGCCCGGATGTGCTTCTTTGCGATGTGCTTCGGCAGTTCTTCGTAAGCCTGCGCGAGCGCCTGCATTTGGGCCGTCATCTTTTCGAAGTTCAGCGAGATCATGACGCCTGCTCCTCGCACGTTAGCTCATGCTCTTCGCGGTTCCCTCGCTCGACGACGCTCGAGATGTAGAGGATCCGGCCGCCGCGGCTGTCCCACCGGAGCCGCATCGCTCCGGTGAGGCCGGCCGTGTACCTAAGCCTCACCATGTAGCTAACGACTCCGCCGACCTGGGAACGCCGGCTTTGCTCCGAGTAGCTCATAGCCTCGATCGAGGCCCGCCTCGTCGCGACATCGTTCCACTCCTGGACCGACTCGCCGAAGTCGTTCCGTGTCAACGACGCCTCTTGGATCGTGACGGTCTCGCGCAGGATGCCGGCAGGGAGCATGGTTACCACCTCCCCGTAACGGAGGCCGACGCGAGGAGGGCCTCGAACGCGAGCGGGACCTCGGCGGGCTGCGAGCCGTCGGTCGTCGCAAGCTCGCGGTTGGCGTAGAGATGGCCTACATACAGGAGGATTGCCGAGCGGATCTGCGGCTCGACCGCCGCCGCGTCCGGCCAGCCGCCCCAGTAGGTAGCGACGAGCTCGCCGGCCTTCGCAGCCTTAAGGCGGACCGTCGCCGGCTGCGCGTCCTCGTCGAGCTCGTAGTCGTTCGACTGGACCTCGTCGCCGCCCGCGGTGAGCTCGAGCTCGTGATCCTCGCCGGTGAGGAGAGGCGGATTCGGCAGCTCGAGGAAGGCGGCCCCGGCCGGCCACTTCGCCCGGTACTGGGTCGGGAGGAGCGTAACGCCGAGCCGCTGCTCTACCAGGCGTCGGCCGGCCGCGATCATCGCCGCGAGCGAAACGTCGTCATCGGTGAAGTCGGCGGGGAGCCGAAGATGTGCCTTCACCTCCTCGAGGCTCACCGGCTCGACCTCTGGACCCTGGAGGATTCGAGTCGTTCGGGGCCTCATTGTCTCGCTCCTAGCGTGCCGCGGTTGCCGTCCTCGTGAAGGCCGGAGCGGAGACCGCCGCCTCGGCCCGCCGGATGTCTGCGAATTCCTGCTGCCGCTCCTCGACCCCGCGGCCTTCGGCGACCAGAACTTCGGCGAGCCTGGGGCTAGCCTCAATTACGGTCCCGGCCTTGTAACCGCGGTAGCTCGTCAGTAGCCGAATTCTCTTCATGACATGAGAGGACCCGAGGGCCGCGTCCGTGCGACCCCCGGGTCTCTACTGGTTCTCGCTGGGTCAGTCGGCAGCGACGAGCTTCGCGACGAAGCTGGCGTCGTGGTTGGCGATGCCGACCCGCTGCGTCCCGCGGTAGACGACCGAATCCTTCGCGAATCCGGCGTGTTCGCTGGCCGCGATCTGGAGGCCGTTGCTCTTGTAGGCAACCGCGGTAGCCATCGAGAAGTCGCCGTAGAGGGCGAGCGTCCCGGACGGCAGGCCGAGGCATCGGTAGACGGGCGAGCCCATCACGACCGGCAGCACTCGGTCGCCGAGGGTCGTCGACTGGGTCACGATCGAGGCCTTCATCATGTGAGCCCAGCCGGCCGAGCTCACGACCCAGGCCGTCATACCGGCCCGGTTGTCGATCTTGCCGACGAGCTCGGCCAGGTCGACGCCGTCGTTCGCCGTTCCGGCTTCGACCGCGTTGCCGGAGCCGATCGCCCCGACGAGCCCGTCGATGCCCTTATCCTCGTCGCCCTGGAGCCAGACCGTATCGATTTTCTTTCCGATCGCGAGGCCGAATCGATTCGCCACAGTCGACGCGAGGGCGACGCCGCTGGCGGCATCCTCGACGAGCTCGCGGGTGATCTCGACCAATCTGCCCATCTTGTGGAGGGCGATCTCGACCTTATCGGTCGTCATCTCGTCGCCCGTGATGGTGCCGTGCTCGTCAAACCACTCGGCCTCGATCTCGCCGATCTTCGGGATGACGATCGAATTCGACGAGGTCGGGTAGAGGCTCGCGACCTGGAGGCCGACGGACGCATACCCAAGAACGTCGATGTAGCCATTGAACAGCTCCGGAGACACGAGCTCCGAGCCCTTGCCGTCGAACGTGGGCGAGGTCTCGCCCATCGCACGGGCCTCGGCCAGGTCGCCCCGGGCGAGAGCACGGAGGAACCGGCCGGCCTTCTCGGCGGCCGCGTCGCTGCCGAAACCGCGGAGCTCGCGGGACGGGGCGATATGGACCGCCGGAGCCTTCCTCGTTTCCGTCGCCCTCTCGACGTCCGCCCGGCTGTCGGTCGCACCGGCGGACACCGCAGAGCGGCAGCTCGCGAGGACAGAGTCGACCCGCGCGTCGGCTTCCTGACTCTTCTCGAGCTGGGCCCTTACCGACTCGGCACGGTCGCACCGCTCGGCGAGCGCCGCCGCCATCTCCTCGCCGGCCACACCCTCGCCGCTTCGCTGGAGGGTCTCGATCTCGTTACCGATCTGGGCCAGCTCGTCCTGAAGCTTGCGGGTGGCGTGCGACGGCATAGGGGGAACTCCTGTTCGGGTGAATTGAAACCGCGGCTAGATTAGGGCCATATACGCCGCCGATCGAAGTCGTTTCGTTCTATGAGAGAACGCTAGCGGCCTGCCTGGCAGTCGCATTGACGGCGCGTCGTCGCGTTGATCCGGACCCAGCCGGAGCCGGCGCACTTCGCACACACCGCCGGCCGCGGCTCCGGCTCCGGTCGCGGCCTCGCTTCGCGCTCCATGCTGGCCCGCGCGGCGAGCACGGCCGCGGCCGCCCGCGGGTGCTCGAGGTCAACGGCCGGGGCAGGCGCGAGGAGCGCGGCGAGCCAGGCGAGGAGCGCGGCTAACCAACTCATTGCGAGGCCCCCGCGGGTCTCGGCGAAACATCGGGGACGACCCAGCCGGTCGGGAACGGGCCGCGGTCGCGCGGCCTCTCGCCCCCAGACTTCCGGCACTCACACCGGCACGCGGCCGGGTCGGCCTTCGTCATGAGATGCCCGGCGATCAAGCCGGCCAACATCCCGTTCATGACGAGCGAGGCGGAGACAATGAGCTTCATCATAGAGCGTTCCTGTGGTCGACGGCCCCGGGCTCGAGATGGACGTAGCGGGCCTGGTTTTCCTGCTGAGCCGGAGGATCGTCTCGGAACACGAGCCACAGCCCGACGGCCCTTTGAACCCACCGAAGGATCGGCCGGTCCTTCGGGGCGGGCCTGGACGACCCCAGGCAGTACGCGACAGCTCCGACGGCAATGCAGGCGAGAAGAGTCTTTCGATTCACGGCGTAACTCCCAAAACGTTTCGGTGGTCTACGTCTCTATACCGGAACGCGGTCTCTCCGATCGCCCACGAATCCGACCGGATCATTCGTTCGACGACGGAGCGGCGGGCCCAAAACGCCCCGTCCGGAAGTTCCGGGTCGATCCGTTTCCCTTCGTAGCGGATCCAGTCCGGCCCCCAGCTATTGAGGATGGCGGCGACATCCTCGGGCGCGCGGCCGTTGCGTTTATGAGCCACGCCGAGAATCACCATTTGGTGAGCCCAGGACCCTCGCCCCTCCGCGATGCCCCACTCGTCGGCATTGCTCGCGAACCCCTGCGAGGACGCGACTGTCACCGGATAGCCGCTCTCCAGTGCGGCGCACAGCTCGTCCCAGGCCGAGACCTTCGCAACGTGCCGACACGGGTGGTTTTTCGCAAGCCGGTCTACGCGGTAATTGTCGCCGCGTCCGCCCGCCCCGTAGGCTCCCTCCTCTTTCTCGCGACTGCCGGTAAATCCTTCGGTCGTGTAGTCGAAGATGCCCGGGTAGTCGGTCGCGTAGACAACACCCCAGCCCTTCAGCCACTTCGCGGCGGCCGCGCCGTAGCTGCCGTCACTGTAGCCACCTCGAGGAGAGGAGCCGTCGAACCCGTCCGGATTGTTCCCGCGGGCTTCGACTCGCGAGCCGCCGTAGATCGGAGCCGTGGCGGGCATGAGCGGAGGTTCCGGCCGCTCGCCGATTGCCCAAGAGACAGACTCGCCACAGTAGAC